ACTCATAACGATTACTGTATCGTCTCTACCTTTGTCCATAGTAATCTTTAAACCCATCATCTTTGCAGATTTTTTGAATTTGTCTTCTTCAGGTCTCTGCATTCCTTTAACTCTGTAGGTAATCATCTCTTCTTTTAAGTTTTCTTCCCACATTTCTCTGTATGCATCCATAACAGATTCATTTTTCTTTTTCTTTGCGATTGCAATTGCGGCCTGTTGGTCACTTGATACTGCTTCTGCTTTGATTGAATCTTGTCTTTTGAATTTAAGATTACCACGTCCTCTTTTCATACCTTTACCTTCTTGAACACTTTCTAGTTTTGCTTTAATTTGTGCATCATCATCTTTGTGTTTAGGGTTGTCTTTTAGATACCAATCTCTTGGGAATTGTACCATTTCTACTCCTTTAAACTTAAGGACATTACCAGTCCAATCACCTAATTGTTTAATAAGAACTAAATTTAAGTCTGTTCCCTTTTTAATTTTATTGTATTGGTTTGCACGTTTTAAATACTCTGCAGAATGTGGTTTTCCGTCTTCGTCCTTTTCTCCACCTGGCAATGTAGTTCCATATGCACCTAAAGCGTCAAAGAACGAATCGTCTCCAAAGAAACTGTATACATCATTTGTAAACTTCTCTACATCTTTAGCAGTTTTTGCTTTATGTGGTTTTCTTAAGAACTTTTGTAATGCAACTAATTTTGGATATGAATCGGGAACTGCCCAAGTACCCTCTGAAATAGTTTGTTCTGTTGTGAGGACTTTTGGTTTGAAGTTCTTTAACACTTCTTTGTGTTGTTTAGTCATATCTTTTTTACCAGCATCGATTGCAAGTTCACCTTGACTCAATCCATCATCGTTGATGTCTAGTTTGATTAACTGTTGACTTTTAAAGTAGTTTAATGCTTTCTGAGCATCTCCTTTGTTTTTGAATTTGTATTCTGCATACTCTACTTTTTCTTGTATGTTATCACCTTGTTTAAGAAGTTTTGCAGCTTTAATTCTGTCGTGGTAGAAAAACTTATGTGTTTTACTAGTCTTGTCGTCCTTTACAGTGTAAGATTGTTTATCCATCTTAACAACTTTACCCATATATTTTGCACCATCTTTTTGGTAGTAATCAATCTCTGTTCCAACTTTGACTGACTTGGGTGTCTCTGTTCCCATACCGTGTTTTGCAAGTTTTCTATAGTTCTCTGATATAGTACTTTCATCAAGGATTGACATTATGAAGTCTTCTGCATCGTGTTTACCACTGACTTCACCAGTTTGTGATGCCCAAGTAAGTAATTCATCTTCTACTTTAGAAGGTAAATCTTTGTTATTGTTTCTGAAATCATCAATTGCACGTCTATGTTTTGTGATAAGTTTTTTCCAGTCGTTATCTCTTGGGAACATTTTGATTACTTTTTTGTAATCTTCTGAGATTGTTTCTTCGTTTGCTAATCTTAATGCATTTGCAACATTCTTATTTTTGGATAAACCTTTTTTGATTTGTTCAATTCTTTTAACAGCACCTGTCATATTACCACCCATTGAGGTTGCAATATCTATCGCTTTTTGAATCTTTGCTTGTTGAGATATCTCGTTAAGAGATTCCTTTCTTGCAGATTCTTTTAATTGTTGAAATAGGTTCATAGAACTACTCCTCGTCTTTCACATCCACGGAATATTTTTTCCCTGCAAACATAAATTCCTTTTCACCTTTTTTCTTTGCTTGTTTAGCAGCGTAAATAAATTGTCCTTGGTCTTCGTTCTTTGCAGGTTTCTTGCCACCATCAATTGCATCATCAGTTGCAGCACGTTTCTTATGAAGATATTCATCTGAACCATCTACATCACCATCGTTATCGATGTCTTTGTCTTTACGGTCTTTGAATTTCTTATCGTTTTCCTTGTCATTGACAGGGTCTAATTTCTTTTCCATTATTGCTTTGACATCAGCAAGTAGGTCTTTTGAGAGTTCATTAATCATTTGTAATTTTCCCGTTTTCGAAGTAATCAAACATTTTTTGTTTACCTTCTTCGTTTAATTGTAATTGTTTCGCAAGTCTACCTAACATATTTCTTTCTGTTAGTTTTTCTGCAGATTTCTCTACTGAAAGTTTTTCTTCTTTGGTTAGGTCAATTTCATCTTTGAGAGGTTTAACACCTGCATCTTTGAACATTGCCATTAGTTTATTGTTGGTAGGTAGTGTAATCTTTTTCTCTTTACCTAACTGAACAATTAACTTTTCGAATCCTTTTGGGTTTTGTTTCTGCATTGATTGGACTACTTTGACACCAGTCATAGATAGCATCTTTGCAACACCGTATTGTGAATCTTTATCACCTTTAAGATTGAACAACTTATCAATCATTGCACCAGCAGATGCTTCTAATAGAACATCTTCTTCTATTACTTCGTTGAATGAATTGTTAAGTTCCTCTTCAATCTGTTGATTGATGATTTCATCTGCAGTTTGTGCTACAGAACCTTCTTTTAGTGCAATGTGTCCACGCACTTGGTCTAATTTGTCTTTCCAGTTTTCTGATTTATAACTCATAGTACTATTATTTATAATATATTTATGTTTGATACTTACTCTTCTATACGAATAGTCAAGTTCCTCTCACCTTTTATGATTCTATGGTAACTGTCTTTCATTATGAAGTGGTCTTGACCAACACATAACTCTACTGGAAGTTTATCTTCCATTTGCAATTTCCATCCAATCCCATCTAAAATATGAATTGTTCGTGATTTTTTATCACGATGCCATATTAAATCCTTTTCGTCAACGGTCTCATCAAAGGTTCTTAAAATAAATTTCTTACCTGTCCCGTGTTGTTCTAAAACTTTTTCTGTATATGGGTTAGTCATCTAAGCCAGGATAGAAGTTATCATCCTTTTGGTTGTACCCATAGAAGGAACCTTCCTTCTCGATTTTTAATATATTGTGAACCCAGTTATCTGCAACATCTTCTGCATAACTTTCTGAGTGATTATGTACTTCTCTAGTCTCTATTAAGGTGTCACCAGTGTATAGGTCTACCTCCCAACCTTGAGGAGTCTTAAAGACCTCTGCGTACTTACCATCCCTCGCATAAGTGTGATATAATTCTTTCATAATATATTTCCTTCCTAATTATATAGGTCTACCAAAAAAAGTTTCCACCACCCGATAATCCGAGTTGTTTCGCATAATGAGGAAGTCTACACGCCCAATATGATGCTTTAGTTTTATCAGTTGCAGAAGAACAATTGTGTCTTGCAGCAAAAGATTTTCGTGCTTTAGGGTCGTCTATCTTAACTTTAAGTCCTGTAGTATCTCCCCAAGAAACTTTCTTAACATTTTTTGTTTTAGGGTCACGAACATACACATAGTACTTCTTAGAACCACCTGCTTTAGGTTTATTTAATTCAGGTTCTTTCTTATCGTCCTCTTCAACTATATCCATCATAGGACAATCAAGTGGAACTAAATCTCCTTCATAAACTTCATACTCACCTAAATCTGTTTCTAAAATATTTTTATCAATTTCTGTTAATCTATATCTTTGTTCTGCAACTAGGTTACGCACTTCTTTAATAGTTGCAAAATACATATATGAACCCAATCTGAAAGGATTATCAATAAAATTTGTATTAGATTCTTGTAGGTCAAGAATAACTGTATCTAGTGCTTGTTCCTTTAATGTCTTCATTTTTTAATTGGTTCTGCATAACCACCACCGTGGTCTTCTGCAGTCTTTAATGTAGATAATTGTTTGTATAATGGTGCAAAATCGTGGTCTTTATCTTTAGTGAACTTTGCAAAAAGACTTATTTTATATGCACTTGAACCTTCTTGAGGTGTTCCGAATACTTTGTTTCTTGGATTGTCTTTGATATCTAGTTTATGTTTCTTAGAATAATCCATAACCATCTTCTTTGCTTTTGCGAAGTCTTTCTCTTCTCCATTTCCTCTGAATTGGACGTACAAGTCTGTAACTCTTTCAAAACCTTTCATTATGTAAGGTTTATACTTCTCTTCAATTTTCCTTACTTCAATCTCTTCGTTGTAAGGGAATCCTTTTAAAGGGTTTTGGAACACTTGACTAAAGTGTTTTTGTTTTTGACTTTTTAGATTCTTTTGCGATTCTTTGACGTACTCTTCTATAGATTGTTCAGGAGTTGTTCTCTGAAGATAGTTTCTATATGAGTCTGTTCCTATTTCGTGATATTCTTTTAACATTTTGGTAATGCTCCCTTTTTTTTCAGTTCCCTAAGTCTAGGTTCTTTTCTATTAAAATTTTTACTAACTATGGAAAGATTTGATTTGTCGTTGTTCATAGGATTGTTATCCTTGTGATGAACATCCTTTCCTTTAATATCCTTTCTGTCCTTTAAACTTCTTCGTGCTTCATTTCTCTTTGCACGTCTTTTAATTTGTTCAGGTTTACCTTGGTAGTTTTCGTACTCTTTTTTATAGTCTCTTTCTTCGGGAACACAATTAGGAACCATTTTGTCCCCTTTCTTTTTCATACCTTTTTGTGTGTATCCGTCCCAACACTCGTCTTGTTCACCCATTACTAATGAAGATAACTGTTGAACTAAAACTGTTAGTTGTGAAGTGTTCATTGTTGACAATGTTTCTAGTTGTTTCTTACTTAACCCCTTAATCTTGCTGAGTTGTTTTTTGATATCAGTTCCTTCTTCTATTGACTCTGATTTACCACCTGCTTGTTTAGCAAGGTCTTTATCTGCACCACCCCAAGTTCCCGAACCTTTAGTGATGAATGAATTAACTCTTGCCATTGCCCATTGAGGTGCAGTTGCGCCAGGTCTATGACCAGTCTTAAATGCAGCAAGTCCTCTGTTGTAAACTTTCTGTAATATACCTTTTGATATACCCGACTTATCTGCTTTTGCTTGGAGACCGTTATCTTCTTCTAAACTACCTTCACCAAACATTTTCTTAAACTTTATAGTATGTTGAGATGGTTTTGTTTCTGCATCGTGGTCGCCAGGTGCTGGGCCACTCTTTTTTGCTTTGAAGTGTGCATCCCTTTTGTCTTTTGTAGACTTAGACATATCTCCTGCATAGTATTTTGCAGGTTGAGTGCCTTTTTTATCCTTAACATCTTTGTCTTGTTTTACCGATGTCTCTTCAGATGATACTGACTTTCTTTGTTTCTCTCTTTCCTTTTCTGCATCTACATTGGATTTTGCAGTATCTGTTTGTCGTACTTGTCTTGATTTTAATTGTTCTAGTTCTCTTTCCTGTCTAGTCTTTAGTCTCTCTAATTCGTCTACGTGTTTTGCTTTAACATCTGAGACTGCATCTTCTTTTAGAGTTTTTATTTTATTTCTTATTAAATCTAACATAATACTATTTATATCTTTCCAATGACTGTCTTCTTACCAGTCTTTCTACTTTTGAATGTTTTTAAGTTTGACCCAAATGGACTTGGTTTTTCTGTTGGTGGTTTTTTCACTGCATCTTTGCTTCTTATAGATGAATAACCAGTAGTATCCTTCTTCAGCAATTCGAAAGATTTCCAATTAAGTGCAATTTTGTTTTTAGGGAATGAAGTAGACCAACCTAACAGTTTACTGTATAGTGAATTTGCCTTTTTGTCAAGACTTGCAAGGTCATCGTCATTCGTAATCTCTACAAAGTCTTTACCAAAAATTGTTCGATACTCTTTTGCATTTTTTTGTGCAGCGTCCCAATCTTTCTTTACAATTGCAGATGGTAGTTTTCTAGACCTTAAGTCATTTCTTTTTTGTGCATTGTCTAGACTTGCATTAACAAATACCATTTTGTATTCATATCCTAATGTATCTAACAGTTTTTTGTAGGACTTAATCTTATCCGACTTTGCACTTGTAGTGTCAAAGATAAGACCTAGTCTTCCATCGATATATCCATCTAAGTTTTTACCTGTAATCTTTTTTGCTTTTGCACGGATAGGGTCTACTTTACTAAAGTCTGCACCTCTAAGGTCAAGTGACATTCCTGCTTTCTTTAATCCGTTCTCAAATGCTCTATCAGTGTTGACCATTTTTAAACCAAGTGCAGTTAATGCCAACTTTTTGACTACTGCAGATTTACCACTTCCTGGCCCACCTGAAAGAAATACTGCTTTGAATGTGCCAGGGTCATAGACTCCTTCTTGTATCAAATCTTCCAGCATATATGACGGTAGTGTATTTTCTGCAATACCCATTCCTTTACGGATTGATTTATATAGTTTCTCTGCAAATCTTACACCAGTAGAAGGAACTCCTTGTTTGAATGAATCAAAGTCACCTTTCTCTGCGAACTCTCTCATCTTACTTGCAGACATTCCACTGACATCATCTGAGTCGGGGTCTCTTTCACCTGCAGAGATTACTTCTATTTCCTCAAATTTGTAGAAACCGTGTCGTGCTTTAACCGAGTTGTATTTGTTTAGAAGTGTATCAAACTCTCTTACTCTATCTGACCCAACAACCATTCTAATTTTTGTATATTTTTTATCAAAAAGAAACACTAAGATTTGGAACACTTGTTTAACATCTGTGTCTATAACTGTTACCTTTTTACCAAAAAATGCTTTTAGATATTTAACCTTATCTTTGTGGGATAATGGATTTTTAACTTTATCATTTGAATGAGATGAGAATAGGAGTGCATCTCCATATCCTTTTGCAACTCCATTTAGTTTGTTAACAAGTTTTTCGTGTCCTGTTGTGGGTGGATTGAATCTACCGAAAGTAAATACTGCACCTTTACCCTTTGCTTCTGATAACCAACTTGTAAAATTTTTATTTGTCATCTTCTTTCTTCACTTTCTTAGTTTTTGATGCTTCTTTTTTGCGTATTAATGGTAGAAGTTTTTTAGCAAGTTTTGCTATTGCACCCTTTTTCTTATCTAATTTCTTTTCGAGTGCTTCTTTACCACTCATACCTAATTTTGCTTTTGATTGACCCTTTAACATTTTCTTTGCAACCATATCTCTTGCTTGTTTCTTAGCACGTTTTGCAAGTTTTACAGGGTCTAGGTTTTTCCTCTTCATTGCCTTTTTGCGTTTCTGAAGAATTTTATGTTTGTTTTTTCTGAATGCTTTCTTTTTCTTAAGACGAGTTTGCATAGAGTCTGCTTCTTGCATTTCTTTAAATATTTCTATAAAAGATTTCATCTACTTATCCCAGTTTTTGATTGCAGTAAAGTTATTAAATGCAAACTCCATTCTATCTACGAGTTTGACTGCTTTACCATCATTATCAATTGCAACATATCCCTCGGGGTTTACTGTTTCAAATCCTGTTGCAGTCTTCTTAAAAGTTCCTATACTCTTTACTCTATTTAGTACGGTTATAATCATCTGTTTTGCAGACACTAGGTATCCCATAAATGCAGTTAGATTTACAATAAAGGATTTAAGACCACGAAGTTCTGCAAGGAGTTGTTGTCCAATCTCTGTTTTAATTTTTTTAGTCTTTTCCATCTTGACCTTTGCGACTACTTTATCTTTCCAATAGTTTTCAAAGTGTTTTATGTATCCATTATATGTTGGATTAAACTTCCCTTGTCTTATTAAAGTGTTGCAATATGTTTTATAAGATGCACCTGCACCTTTCATTGCAATAGTATCCTGTATCTTAGTAAACTTCTGTAAGTCGTTTCTTTTGATACCGTGAAATGCTTTACCTGTTTTAGATAGTTCTTGTGTAAGTGAAACTGTTTCCTTTGCAGTCATCGACCCTTTACCACTGACATCTTTATACGATGCATCATCCATCCACACATCTGTGCTACTTCCACTTGGAAGTTTTGCACCGAAGGATGCACTTAAGTCATCAATTGTTGTACCAGTGTAAGTAGTGTGAAACACTATTCCTAGTTTTGCGTTTGCAATCTTTCCACCAAGTTCTGAATTGATATCGACAGCATACATTATTGTATTTGGTTGAAAGGTCACACATTGGGTTCCATCTATATCTTCCATCTTTTTATCATCAGTGAACATTAAGTCACCCTGTAAGATATCTGAAAATGAT